TACTAAAGAAGTTCTTTGTATTGAGACTGAGAAACGTCAAGATATAACTGATACTTCTTTTAAAACTATTACAGATCTTATTGGATCTCTAGAGGATACCCCATCAGAGTTTGATTGGTTGGTTGATACTACTGAGAAGTGGTGTCGAGATCGTGCTATATATTTGGCACTGATGGAATCAATTCAGTTAGCAGATGGAAAGGATGACACTAAAGGAAGGGATGCTATTCCTACTATTCTCAGCGATGCTTTGGCTGTTTCTTTCGATTCTAATGTAGGACATGATTACTTAACAGATTATGAAGAAAGGTATGAATCGTACCACAGGAAGGAGGACAAGATCCCGTTCGACCTTGAATACTTTGATAAGATTACGAAAGGAGGTCTCCCGAATAAAACTCTCAACGTTGCTCTTGCTGGCACAGGGGTTGGAAAGTCTCTTTTCATGTGTCATGTGGCTAGCAGTGTCCTCCTCCAAGGGAAGAATGTCCTCTACGTCACTCTCGAAATGGCAGAGGAAAAGATTGCGGAGAGGATCGATGCTAATTTACTTAATGTCAATATACAGGACATAACAGATTTACCTAAACCTATGTTTGATACTAAGGTGGAGGATCTTGCTAAGAAAACACAAGGAACATTAATTATAAAAGAGTATCCTACTGCATCTGCACATTGTGGGCATTTCAGAGCATTGCTCAATGAACTTGCATTGAAAAAGTCATTTAAACCTGATATAATATTCATAGACTATCTTAATATATGTGCCTCGTCTAGGTACAGAGCAAATAGTAATGTCAACTCCTATTCATACATCAAAGCCATCGCAGAAGAATTACGGGGTCTCGCAGTTGAGGCGAACCTTCCGATTGTATCTGCCACTCAAACTACTCGTAGCGGGTTTGCTAGTTCTGATGTGGACCTTACTGACACCTCTGAATCTTTTGGACTCCCTGCTACTGCTGACCTTATGTTTGCCCTTATTTCTACAGAAGAGTTGGAAGGGATGAATCAAATTATGGTTAAACAGTTGAAGAATAGATACAATGATCCTACTTCTTACAAAAGATTTTGTATAGGTATTGACAGATCAAAGATGAGGTTGTATGATATAGAGGAATCTCAGAAAGACCTAGTTGATGCTGGTCAACCTGAGACTGATCTAGTTCAAAAATTCAAATCAAAGAAAACTTTCCAAGACCTAAAGTATGATTGATCTTAAAAAGTATGCTCAATTTGTTGATGGTGTAACCTCTGATGAGAGCAAAGATGGTGATGCATTTACTCATCGTATAGCAGATTTATATTATCAAGATTTTGATACTCATAGATTGCTTACTGCTGCAGTAGGATTGTGTGCTGAGTCGGGTGAGTTCACTGAGATTATTAAGAAGATAGTCTTCCAAGGTAAACCAGTTAATAATGAGAACCTGTGGCATCTTAAACGTGAGTTGGGTGATGTTATGTGGTACGTTATGCAAGCATGTATGGGATTAGGAGTAGATCTAGATGAGGTTATTGAAATGAATATAGATAAGTTAAAATCAAGATATCCTGGTGGGGAATTTGATGCCCACTACTCTGAAAACCGTAAAGAAGGAGATTTGTAATGCATTTAATTTTACCTATCATTTGTATTGGTCTGATCTGTTTAGTAATAGTCTATTCAGTACTTCAGAAGTATGACCCTCATTAAATTATGGAGAATATGGAAGTATGCACTGGGTAGTTTCTCTGACGAAAAGACTAGACGCTACGACAACTACATTGTTCTGGTACGTACTTTTATATTCATTTCTTATCTCATCACTAACTGTTTTATTATTAGTGGAGTAATCCGTCATTGGAATGACTTGTAAAATAATAGATAAATTTTTATCTCAGAAAGAGTTTGATCCTCTTGAGAGATATATGATGGGATATTATTTTCCTTGGTTTTATATGGATAGAGAATCATATGAAACTGAAACAGATACTTTTCAATTTCAACATACTTTTTATAGATTGGGTGATAAACCTAGTGAATATTATGAATTAGTTAAACCTATTCTAAGAAAACTTAATGTTGAAGAAAAGAATCTTCATAGAGTAAAAGCAATACTAACACCAAAAACTTCTGAACATAGATTTAGTGGTTATCATATTGATTATAAAGATATGACAACTGTTGCATTTTATGTCAATACTAATAATGGGTACACAGAGTTCCAAAAAGGTGCTAAAGTAAAGAGTGTTGCTAACAGAGCAGCAATTTTTGATTCCAATTTAGTACATGGTGGACATACTGCCACTGATCAAAAAACTAGAGTTATGATTAATTTTAATTATGAGATTTAAAGCACTTGTTCATGTCAGATTAAGAGGATCTGTATCTGATGCTGCTGGTAATGCAGTGATGAATAATGTTAATAGGATTGCCCCTAAACTTCAACCACATTTGTTGAGGATTGGTAAGGCAATAGACTTCTGGTTTGATGCAGAGACTGAAGAGATAGCAAGAGAACAAATGGATCTTCTGTCTGATAGGATGCTTGCTAATACTGTAATAGAAGATTGGGAATATACTTTAGAAGAAACTGAAGAAACTGGAATAGGAAATATATCTAATGATAATGCAGGTACATCTAAACATCATCTATTTGGCGCATAATGAGAGATGAATTTTTGTGGGTTGAAAAATACAGACCCAAAACAATTGAAGAATGCATTTTACCAGAGAGTATAAAGAAGACCTTTCTTGATTTCCTAGATAAAGGAGAAGTTCCTAATCTACTTCTTGCTGGTCCTGCTGGATGTGGTAAGACTACAGTAGCAAAGGCACTATGTAATCAATTGGGGGTTGATGTATATGTCATTAATGGGTCGGATGAAGGCAGGTTTCTTGACACTGTTAGGAATAACGCCAAGAACTTCGCGTCTACAGTCTCTTTCTCTTCTGAGGCAAAGCATAAAGTCATCATCATCGATGAAGCAGACAATACCACTCCCGACGTACAACTCCTTCTTAGAGCGAGTATTGAGGAGTTCTCCAACAACTGCAGATTCATTTTCACGTGTAATTACAAGAATAAAATCATTGAACCCCTCCACTCGAGATGTGCTGTGGTTGATTTTGGTATCAAAGGTAAGGCAAAACAAGAAATTGCAGCAGCATTCTTTGGAAGATTAGTAACTATTTTAGAACAAGAAAGAATAGAAGCAGATAAGAAAGTCCTAGCAGAACTTATTAATAATCACTTCCCTGATTGGAGAAGAGTTCTTAATGAGTGTCAGAGATATGCTGTTGGAGGTAAGATAGATAGTGGTATTCTTGCTACATTCTCAGACGTTAGTGTAAATGATCTTACAAAAAATCTTAAACAGAAAAACTTTACGGAAGTACGTAAATGGTGTGTCGATAACTTGGACAACGATCCTACTGTTTTGCTTCGGCGTATTTACGACTCTCTTTCAACTTCCCTTGTACCTAGCACCATTCCTGCTGCTGTGCTTATTATTGCTAAGTATCAATATCAAATTGCCTTCGTAGCAGATCAAGAAATAAACCTATTAGCATGTTTAACTGAAATTATGGTGGAGTGTGAATTTAAATGAAACTAACACAAGAAGTTATTGATAAAATCCAAGAGGCAATGAACCATACTAAAATGAATGGTGATATGAATTGGTTGGATGGGGATGAGATTGATGTATGTCTTGGTGGCACATTTGCAGGAGATAAGTTTATTAGTATAATAAACAGGACTCGTAGTAATACAACTAAGAAATGAAAACTTTAGAAGATTATTTCTTTATTGGATTGATACTCCTTGAGGAGGTTTTTAAAAGAACCTTAATTGGCATATACAAATTGTATATGAAATTTGACTACTGGAACTTTAATCGTAAATTACCAAAATGACTGACAATTATAGAGTAGTTGCATCTGCTCAAACTCGTGACCCCTATCCTGTTTATAAGTTTTATAATGAACCTGAAGACTGGTCTTGTAATGGGACTGTTAAGATCTCTTGCAAAGATGGTAGGGTTAATGTTACAATATTTGAAAAGGATTCCATCAAAGTCCATAAATTAGAAGTGTATTCTGATGATGGTCCTGTTGGTGCAAGACTTACTGAACAACATGAACATCCAGCATGAACAAGAAAAAAGAAAAATTAAGAGCACAAGTTAAGTCCAGATTCTATTATCTGTTCTGGGGTGCAGCAACTGTATCAGTATTTGCTGGTCAGTTATATGTGGGATCTGGATATCGTCAAATGTCAAGATCTTTTAATCGTATCATGGATGCTATTGTGGTAGAGTTAGTACCGCAAACAGGAAGACACCCTATGATGGCTCCACCAGAGCATCAATTTGAAGATCCTATAC